CAAGCAACTCACACAGCAGAGCTCTCATATAGGTTTGGTAGAAAAATGCGTAACCTTATGGACGACGAAGGATACAAGAAAATATTTAAAGATGTTCGATTACGTGCAGATAGTAAAGCATCGGGACGTTGGGAAACAAATCATGCAGGAGAATATTTTGGAGCTGGTATCGGTGGTGCTATTACTGGACGTGGTGCAGATCTATTGATCATTGATGACCCTCATTCAGAGCAAAGTATTAGTGAAACTAATTTTGATAATGCATTTGAGTGGTATATGTCAGGACCAAGGCAACGTTTACAACCAGGTGGAGCTATAGTTGTCGTAATGACACGTTGGTCGGAGCGCGACTTGACGGGTCGTTTAATAAAACAACAAGCAGAAACTAAAGCCGATCAATGGGAGGTAGTAGAGTTCCCTGCTTTACTTCCAAGTGGTAAACCTATTTGGCCTGAGTATTGGAAACAACAAGAACTAGAGTCTATCAAATCAAACTTACCTGTTATGTCGTGGGAGGCGCAATATCAACAACAACCAACGTCTCAAGAAGGAGCGATTATTAAACGCGAATGGTGGAAGATGTGGGATAAAGAAGATATGCCTCAACTAGTTCATATTATTCAAAGTTATGACACCGCCTTTAGTAAAAAAGAAAAAGCGGATTACAGTGCCATTAGTACATGGGGAATTTTTAAAGCTGGTTTTAATCAGGATCAAATTATATTATTAGATTGTATCAAAGAGCGTTGGGAATTTCCTGAATTGAAAAAGATTGCTTTAGAGCAGTATGAGTATTGGGAACCAGAAACAATTATTGTTGAAGCTAAAGCAAGTGGCATGCCCTTAATACAAGAACTTAGACAAGTAGGAATTCCTGTGGTAAGTTATTCGCCGTCACGTGGTAACGATAAGTTAACAAGAGTAAATTCTGTGTCTCCTATTTTTGAAGCGGGTCAAGTGTGGGCCCCTGAAGGAAAAAAATTCGCGGAAGAAATGATTGAAGAATGCGCCGCATTTCCTTATGGTGAACATGATGATTTAGTTGATAGTATGACGCAAGCCTTAATGCGTTATCGTCAAGGTAATTTTATTGCGCTGAAGGATGATTATGAAGACCCGATTAAACCTATTTACGAACAACAACCCGAGTATTATTAAATGGTAGCTCAAGCTGCAGTACCTCTAACGGTTATCGCGACACAGATGGGAATATCTGTTCCTGCTGTCATTGATTATTTTAAAGGGCAAAACATAGATCTTTCAGGTTACGGTGCCAATGATTTAGTGGACCTCGAAACATTATTCCCTGAGACTGAATCACAACGAATTAAAGAATACAAAACATACGGAGACAGTTTTTATGATGCGCCTCCCGTGATCGGCGATACGTCTTTAGATAATATTGTCTTACAAGCAAAAAAAGATGATTCGAAAGAAAAGAAAACAACAATAGATCAAGAAGGAAATGTTTTACCTGATCTACCCGATCAAATGCCTGATCCTAATGATGATGGACCAAAGATAGATATTAATTGGAAAAGATTAGCTGAAGTACTAATGGAAGAAGCGGTGGATCAAACAGTCACCAAACTTGAAGATAAGTTTATAGATATTCAAAAGAAAAAAAAGAAAGGTGTTAATCTTGCTCCTGAAAAAACGGATAACGTTACACGGTTACATAAGATGCGATTACAAAATATTATTGATGGTAAGACGGATACATATCCAGGTGGCCCACAAAACGAGCGTATAGTTTTAAATGGTCCCGAAGGATCTAATCTACCTCCTATTGCTATAGGGAATATTAATTTTGAAGATTGGACAAATAAAATTACATTAAGTGATGAAGAAATTTTTAATCAAAAGGATTGGTATAAAAAAGTTTATGAGAGTTTTGATGTTGTTACTGGAGGAGATAAAGATCTTCGTGATAAAGTAGCAAGAGCATGGTTATCAGGACAAATTAATGAGTCTCCCACAAATGCTTTAACCAATGTTTTATATATTTATGAACAATATAAAAAAGGTGTGCCGTTTGATGACGTAAAAGGAAAAGGTCTTCCTGCACCAACAAATAATATTAAAAGCATTATTTACGGAAAAGATATTGAAAGTGGTATTGGTCCAAAGATAGCTGATTTTATTGATGCGGGTGAAGGTTTAGTAACGCGTTCCATTATGAATAATGACACGGCAGGCGGTTCGCCGTTCGTGGTCGACGTTCATACAGCAAGAGATACAGGAATGGTAGATCCTACTTACTTAAATAAACTTCGAGAACTTGGTTATATTGTTCCTGAAAATATTAAAACTGATTTTGGTCAAGGAGGTATTACAGGAACTAAATATGAAAACAGATCTTTATTTGGTCAAGATCTTACAAAATATTTAAATGATATAAACTGGAAAGGTAAGAACGATTGGATCCCTGCAGAAATTCAAGCAATCGGTTGGATGAACTTAACAAAGATGTATGGTGAACTAGGCACTAGTGGAGATATTGATATGGCGCTTAATAGAAACTTGCGTCGTCTTTCTATGGAAGTCGATCCTGGTGAAGGTTCTCCGTGGTTCGTGGAATATGGAGAAAAATATAATGCCTTACCTGATGATAAAAAATTTAAGGTAAATGAAGAAGTGACAGCTAAAGCAATTGAATATGTTAGAGAGCTTACAGGAGTTGATTTTAGTGGAACTGTTCATGGTACAGGTGGATGGGAATTGTATCAAAATCCATCAACCGTGCAACAAGCCTACATGTCAAAAGAAACCGCAAAAGACGCGGCAGCTAAACTTGCCTATATGCTTAATCAAACAGAGGTATGGGTTAATACGGCAAAAGAGTTAACAAAGAACCCTAATCATTTTTCTTTAGATATTGTTGAAGATGGGTCAGAAAATCTACGTGATAGTGATACATTGAAATCTTTATTTGAAAGAATTATAAACGCGGATCCTAATGGTTTATTTCGTGGTTATCAACCTATAATAGTAGACGGAAATGCAGGAATTCGTATAATTATTGACAAAGATGCTATTAAGAATTCTCCTTTAAAAAAAGCAGATATACTACCTTATATTCAAGAATTTACTCAAAATCAGCTTAATGATATTACAAATGATTTGAATTTAGATGCTAATACGTATATATCTGAAATAGAATTAGAGAAACTAGTTAACAATTGGAAAAAGGATAAACAAGGTGGCAGTTTTAAAAACAACTTTAGTGACGACTCCTCAACAACTTCCGAGGGTGGAAGCAGGCCAAACATCTATAATTATGCAGAACAACTTACGAAGTTCTTCGCAAAAATCCTCCAAAGAGAATCAACCAATATCCAAGACACAACCAAAAAAATAACGAAGAAAAAATTAGGTGGCTCTATTGAAATACCTTCATTTCATTTTGGTGGCTTTATAGACGTGAATAGGTTATAAAAAATTATGGCTGATAATAATATTGATCAAAAAATACAATCCGTTGTTGGTGAAACAATTGAAGAAGCAATTCAAAACGAAGAACCAGTAGAAATTGAAGTAGTTACCGAAGAAACTATTATCTCTGATGAACCAGAAATGGATCAAGACTTTTATGGTAATTTAGCGGAGGACATGGACGACGGTGATCTAGGAGTTATTGCTAGTGATCTTATGGGTGATTATGAAAATGATCGGGCGTCACGCGAAGAGTGGGCCCATACTTACACACAAGGATTAGATTTACTTGGAGTAAAGTTTCAAGAAAGAACAAGACCGTTTCGCGGTGCGAGTTCCGTTACCCATCCTTTATTAGCAGAAGCTGTTACACAATTTAGTTCAACCGCCTTTAAAGAAATGATGCCATCTGATGGTCCTGTGAGAACGCGTGTCGTGGGAAAAGAATCAGTTGAAGTATATCAACAATCACAACGCGTAAAAGAATTTATGAATTACAACATTACACAAGTAATGGAAGAGTACACTCCTGAACTTGATCAGATGTTATTTTATTTGCCACTCAGTGGTTCCACATTTAAAAAAGTATATTACGACGGACAACTAGGACGTGCGGTTTCTAAATTTGTTCCTGCTGAAGATCTTGTTGTTCCTTACACAGCTAGTGATTTAGATTCATGTGAACGTGTTACACATCTTGTTAAACTTTCAGAAAATGATGTACGTAAAAAACAAGTTGCAGGTTTTTACCGAGACATTGATATTACGCCGTCACCTCCTGATACACCAACGTACAGCACAGGAAACATTAAAGATGCTATTAATAATTTAGATGGTCTTCAACCAACGGGCGAATCAGAAACAGTTTCTATTTTAGAGTTTCATGTAAACTTAGATCTAATTGGTTATGAAGATAAAAGAGATGATGAGGAAACAGGAATTAAACTTCCCTATATTGTAACTCTAGAAGAGTCTTCAGGAAAAGTTTTATCTATTCGTCGTAACTATGATGAAGATGATCCGTTATTTAAGAAGAAACAATATTTTGTACACTATAAATTTTTACCAGGTTTAGGATTTTATGGTTTTGGTTTAATACATTTAATTGGTGGCCTATCGCGTACCGCGACACAAGCATTACGTCAATTAATTGATGCTGGAACATTAGCTAATCTTCCTGCGGGCTTCAAGACACGTGGTCTACGGATCGCTGATAATGATGACCCATTACAACCAGGTGAGTTTAGAGATGTTGATGCACCGTCTGGTGCTATTCGAGAAGGCTTAATGCCATTACCTTATAAAGAACCATCACAAACATTATTTGGTTTACTTGGTTTTGTTGTTGATGCAGGTCAACGCTTTGCACAAATTGCAGACATGCAAGTAGGTGATGCAAATCAAGGTGCCCCTGTTGGAACGACAATTGCTTTATTAGAACGTGGTTCGCGTATCATGAGTAGCATTCACAAAAGAATGTATTATGCAATGCACAAAGAATTTAAATTATTAGCTAACGTTATTCAATCATACCTTCCTGAGGAATACCCTTATGCGGTTGTTGGAGGAGATAGATCTATTAAACAAACAGATTTCGATGAACGCGTGGATATTATTCCCGTTGCAGATCCGAACATATTCTCCATGGCACAACGCATTCAGTTGGCACAGACTCAGCTTCAGTTAGCAACGAGTGCGCCTCAACTTCACAACGTGAAAGAAGCTTATATTCGCATGTACGAGGCATTGGGCGTTTCGGATATTGACAAGATTATGAAATTGGAAAAACCCGAACCAATGAGCCCAACCATGGAGAACCGTAAATTAATTGAAGAAGATAAAATTGAAGCTTATGAAGGACAAAATCATGATGCTCATATTCAAGCGCATGTTACGTTTGGTTTATCGTCGATTGTTCAGTTAATGCCACAAATTGGCGTTGAATTAAATAAACATATTTTACAACATGTTTCATTAAAAGCAAAAGAAGCAGTAGCAATGCAGATCCAACAAGCAGAGCAACAAATGGGACAAACTGCTGAGGGAGAAAATCTTGAATCAATGACTGAAGGACAGATAGCTATGTTAGAGGCTCAGTTCTTACAAGAAGTACAGCAATTACAGGCAAAAATGAGTGGATCAGGTCAACCAGATCCTGTTATTCAATTAAAACAACAAGAATTACAGCAACGCGCAATGAATGATCAGGCTAAATTACAATTTGATCAAACTAAACTTGGATTTGAACAGCAAAAATTACAACAAAAAGATAAAATTGATAATGCTAGAATTGACTCACAAGAAGATATAGCTATGTTGAGAGCAAAGATAAACCTTAAAAAACTTGACTCTCAAGGTAAAGGACCAGGTTTTCAATATAAAAATGTTAAATAAAACTTTAATAACACCACAACAACTATTTGATAGTTACATTGATCTTCTTGATAAATTTGTCAAAGATACAGTAACTAGTGATCATTTAGCTTTAATTATGGCAGAAGTTTTAATGGTTAAAGTAAAAGAATTGTTTGAAGGTAAAGGATATAGTGAAGACCAGACTTTACTATTTATTCAACATGCTTTACAAGAATTAGATGAAGATAAACCAACAATTCACTAGGAGATAACATGGCATTAAATAATCCAAAACCAAAATTTATAAATGGTTCTCTATATCCAAATGCAAAAATGACTGTTTCTACTGATGGTAATCCTTATGCAGGAAAATTTAAAAACAAAGAAGCAATAGCTGATGTTTACTCTGCATCTATGGAAGGACCAAAAGTAAAACAAAATTTAGGCGCGGGGCCAAAAGGACAAAGAAGTAAAGTTCAGATAAAAAAAGTTCCTTTTAAAGGTTTAAGATAAACTTTTATTCTGATATAAATTAACTCTCAAAAGGAGGTCTTATGAATTTAATTAAAGATCTATGGTCACACATTAAAGAGTGGAGTGATTGGCAGATGAAGGACTGGATTAAAGCTGCTATCGTAGCTATTGTAGTTCTTTGGGTTATTAGTTGGATGACAGGTGGGGCTGCCTAGACTATGGTCTGGCAACTCTTAGCAAAACCCTTACTCGGCGTCGCCGCCGATGGAATTCGCGGCTTCGTCGAGACCAAAAAAGCAAAATCAGAATTAAAACTTACCGAAGTAAAAGCAGCAACTAAATTGAAACAAGACCAGATTGCTGGGAAAGTGAAATGGGAAGCATCAGCCGTGGATCAAATGAAAGGATCCTGGAAAGATGAATTTGTTTTACTTGCGTTAATGATTCCAGCGATATGCGCCTTCTTGCCTTTTATGCAACCCCATATAGAACGTGGGTTTGAAATTTTAAGTGGGCTTCCTGAGTATTATCGCCATCTTTTATATCTGGCGTGCTCAGTTTCTTTGGGCGTGCGCGCGGGACCTGCAGCATTAAATATGTTTAAGAAGGGAAAATAATGACTAAACAAGGATTATATGCAAATATTCATGCAAAAAGACAAAGAATAAAAGATGGTAGTGGAGAAAAAATGCGTAAAGTAGGATCTAAAGGATCTCCTACTAAAAAAGATTTTGTTCAAAGTGCTAAAACAGCAAAAAAACCCGTTAAAGCTAGACAAGGAGGATACGCAAAAGGATCGGCTGAAGGATCTATTATACCTATGAAAAAAGGTGGTAAATTAGATATTCAAAAAGCTATTAAGAAACCAGGATCTTTAAGAAAATCTTTAGGTATTAAAAAGGGTGAAACAATTCCTAAAAACAAACTTAATGCTGCTGCTAAAAAAGGAGGAAAATTAGGTCAAAGAGCAAGATTTGCTAAAACCTTATCTAAACTTAGAAAAAAATAATGCCTTTTAAATCAGAAAAACAAAGAAAATACTTATTTGCAAACGAACCAGAAATAGCTAAAAGATGGGCTAAGAATTACAAAAAAGGTGGTTTTGTGTTTGTAACTCCTAAAGGGTTTGGGCGCATGCTACCAAAGAAAAGACCAAGAACAAAGATATACACATGATAGATATGGAAAAACTTTTAGCTTCCGTGAAAAAACACGAAGGCTACAGAAACAAGGTATACCTAGATACCCTAGGTAAGAGAACAGTGGGGGTAGGACACCTGTGTGTTGAAGATTTTTGGGAAGACAATAAAGAATACGAGGAAAAATTCCTCATGACTATACTAGAACATGATTTGCAATCAGCTATTAAAAGTTCTGAAGAATTATGCGAAGGTTACAACATCTCAGACGATGCAAAAATTATAATTATAGAAATGATTTTTCAACTTGGAAAATCTGGAGTGTCAAAATTCCGTAATATGTGGAAAGCACTTGCAGAAGATCCACCTAGTTATCATGTTGCGTCGATCGAAATGCTCGATAGTCGTTGGGCAAAACAAACCCCCAACAGAGCTAAAGAGATGAGCGACCACATGAAATCATGCGCTTAGAAAATTTTTTTACCTATTACAAAAAAGAATTAATTGCTAGACAAGCAACCGTAGAACAAGCTATATTACAAGGCGTTCCAAATTGGGACGAATATAAGTATTTAACTGGAAAGTTACATGCTTTAAAACAAGAAGTACAGGAACTCACGGACCTGCTAAAAAAACAGGAGCTATTGGATGAATAAACCAGCAAGTAAACTTATTATGCCAAAACATATTTGGGATGGTAAAAAAAAAGAAACACAGAAAAAAGATATAGAAAAAGTACCTAAACCAACAGGATATCGTCTTGTTTTATTTCCTTTAAAATTAGAAGGTAAAACAGCAGGAGGTGTAATTCTTACAGATACCGCTATTGAGCAAGCTTCTATTGCCACTAATATTTGTAAAGTTATTGCCGTAGGTCCTGATGCTTACATGGATAAAGATAAGTTTCCTAATGGTGCGTGGTGTAAAAAAGACGATTGGATTATCATTACAAAATATGCTGGAGCTAGACTTAGCATTGATGGTGGTGAACTTCGTATAATCAACGACGATGAAGTACTGGCAGTTGTCGAAGATCCTAGAGATATATTGCCAGCTAACTTAATTTAACATGGAGGGCCCATGCCAACAATATTAAATACTAAAGAAGAAACTAATAAAACTGTTCCAATAGATACATCTGGGGAATCAATGGATGTAGAGATAGAAAATAAAAATGAGGAAACTGTTGAAGAAGTTTTTGAAGAGGATCAACAAAAAAAAGAAACTGTTGAAGAAGGTGAAGAATATTCACAATCTGTAAAAAAAAGAATTGATAAACTTACTTTTAAAATTAGAGAAGCAGAACGTCAAAAGGAAGAAGCTTTAGTCTATGCACAATCTGTAAAAAAAGAAAGAGATGATCTTAAAGGAAAAGTTGTTAAAGTAGATGAGGGTTATTTAGATGAATATAAAAAAAGAGTTTCGTCAGAAATGGATAAAGCTCAAAGTGTTCTACAATCAGCTATTAATGCTGGCGATGCTAAAGCTCAAGTTGAAGCTCAAAAAGCTATGGCAAGATTAGCTATAGAAGAAGAGAGAGCTGAGGCGTCTTTAAAACAAAGGTCAGAAAAAAAAGAAGATAAGCCTGAAGAAAATAAAACACAAAAATCTCAACCTAAACCTGAACCAGATCCTAAAGCAGCAGCTTGGGCAGAAAAAAATGAGTGGTTTGGTAAAGATGAAGCCATGACTTACACCGCTTTATCTTTTCATAAAAAACTTATTCAAGAAGAAGGGTTTGACGGCAAGACAGATGAGTATTATAATGAGCTTGACAAACGAATAAAAAAAGAGTTTCCTCATAAATTCGAGGATAAGAACAAAGACAGCCGAAGAGTCCAAACGGTTGCCTCTGCTAATAGATCGACAAAAAATGGACGCAAAGTAGTGAGACTCACACCCTCCCAGATAGCAATAGCTAAAAGACTTGGTGTGCCACTTGAAGAGTACGCAAAACACGTGAAGGAGGCGTAATATGACTATAGATAGTAAACAAAAAACCTCACGCAAATTAGAAACCCGTGAACAAAAAACTCGTAAAAAAGGTTGGGTTCCGCCATCTAATTTAGATGCCCCTGAGCCACCAGAAGGTTTTCACCATCGGTGGGTAAGATTTGAGTATAGAGGTACACAAGATGATAAAAATGTAACCGCTAGACTTAGATCTGGATATGAACCTGTGAGAGCAGATGAATATCCGGACAGGAAAGATTTACCTCATTTAACTGAGGGAAAATTTAAAGGTGTCATTGCAGTAGGTGGATTAATGTTAATGAGATGTCCGCTGGAAGTTAAAGAAGCAAGAGATGAATATTTTGCTAAAATGACTAATGATCAGCAAAAATCAGTTGACAACGATCTTATGAGGGAAGAGCACCCCTCCATGCCAATTTCTCAGGAAAGGCAGTCTCGGGTAGAATTTGGTGGCAACAAAAAATCTTGATGAGCAAGATCTATGTTACTACCAACATTGTCTAAAGGAGACAAATTATGGCTAATATAGATGCAGCATTCGGTCTTCGTCCTTACGAAAGAATCGGATCAAACTATAATAACCAAGGCATTAATGCGTATCCTCTTAACTTCGACGGCTTGACTACAGGTACTACCAGTAAAATTTGGACTGGTACTCCAGTAATTCCTCTAGCTACCGGATTAATAGATATAGTAGGAGCCGTCGCTGGCGGCACTGTACCTTTGTTAGGTGTCTTCATGGGTTGTAAATACATTGCAACTGATGGAACTCCAACTTGGGCACCATACTGGCCTGGTTATGCGGCGATCAAACC